CAACCACTACCACGAACAGCTTCATTGAATTCCATGTCTGAAAGTATCAACATCATTGTTGGCATTTCTGAAGGTTCAACATTCGCACCTACCGCTTTTTCAAGCAATACTTGGAAAGCACCTTGCAAGTTGGTTGAACCACCCCATTTAGCACTAGCCATTTGATTGTAACGTTCGTTAAGGTTACCCTTGACAACTTCCAAACTTGGTGAGTCATGGAATGTTATAAACGCATCTTTGAATGGTCCAACGTTTCTTTCTGAAATATACAATCCCAAAGAGATTGCAACATCCATACAAGTTACGTTAGCGTTACTGCCAGCTGGACAGTCCATTGAACTTGATACGTCAACCAAAGGAAGAACTCTTTCTTCGTTGCCATCCATATAGTTTGGCAAGGCATCCCATTGTGCGTTGGCACCACGAGTATTTCCTTGTTTTAAGTTTTTAATGATATCGTATGGGTATACAGCACCAGCATTAATCTTGGTTTCACCTTTTTCAAGGCTAGTCAAGTATGCACCGAAACGGTCATTGTCATGTTTGCTGAACGCTTTCATCAAGTCGCTCATAGCCTTGGAAGGCAACTTAGAGTATTCGATGATTGACCACTCATTAGCACACATCAATTGCTCAACGGTGTTAGAGTTTTCAACCAACATCTTACGGTATTCCTTTGGAGACATACCTAAAAAGTTTCTGAGTGCGTGAGCTTGTCTTTTAGCTTCACGGTTTTTTACATTTGGACGTGGCATCCACTTAGCACAAAGGCCATTCTTATCAGCTAATCCCTTGGCGATAACTTCCAACGCATCGTTCTCCAATGGAGTTCCGATAAACACCAAAAGGTCATCCCATCTACCGAATTCACTCACAAGGTGAATGTTCTTACGCATAACCTCTGTGCGGTTGTTTGCAAGGTAGGTCACGATATCCTTGAATATTTGTCTTTCACCAGCACCACCACGCACGTCACGTGCCCAAAACAATAAACGCATAGCTGTCAATTGGTTTTCACCAAAAGCCTTTGTAAATGCATTTATAAGACGAGTTTTATCTTGTCCTCTCATAGCCCCTATTTGGAAGAACAAATCTACACAGTTGTTAAGCGATGTTGAGTTGGTCGACATACCGTTTTCGGTACGTGAATTTTTTGTTTGCATTGCAGCCAATAAAGTACTCATAAAATTTGGTTTAAAGATTGGTTGATTGTGTTAAGTGATGCAAAGATACGAATTTTTATATCACTTGTCAAGTTTTTTTACAAAATTCTTTACATATTGGTCTCTATGGTATTTATTTTTTCCATATTTTTTTAAAGCAATGATATGGTCTGGTGTTAAATAACCTTTATTATTACACCAATTGTATTCTGGGTGAAGCAAATGTAACTTGCACATGTATTCGTCACGTCTTACCTTGGCTATGATAGCAGCGGCGGCAATGCATGTATAAGTGTCATCACCCTTTGGAACTAGTGTAAGATTTGAATTGTCGGCATTGGTACCTGTGTAGTCTTCCCAAACAGTACCATCAACTAGTAGATATTCTGGTTTAATACTAAGTTCATCAATACACTTGTGCATGGTTTTGAACGTAGCTTTGTTGATGCCAAAGTCATTGATATCTTTGATAGAACCAGTATGACATGATATTGAAATTGCGTTGACTATTATGAGCTCATACGCTTCTTTTCTTTGTTTTTCGGATAGTTTTTTGGAGTCACGAATAAGTGGTGATTTAAAACCCCTAGGCATTATAACCGCTGCTGTAACCACAGGTCCAGCACCACAACCTCTTCCAACTTCATCTAAACCAGCAACATAATCATGTTCTGGCCAATCTTCCAATAATTTACGTTCTTTCACCATAAGGCAAAATTACTAAATCTTTTTGAATTTTACAAGTATACCACCTAACATAACTTCAAACTCATCAGTGGGTTCAAATTTGGTAGAGAATGGATTAGCCTTGAGAAATAAAGCTTCGTTTATAGCATTATGTTCTTTTTCTGGTAATTCATAAAAAAGAACCAACCCATTTTTTTTTATCTTCTCATTTTCCACAATTAGTGAAACAGTTTCTATTAATTGTTCATAATCCATATTAAAACTTTGTAAATATTTTTTTAAGCCAAATCATAAATTTTTCATATCTGTTTTTTTTTATAATTGTAACACGACCACCCGTTTGTTTTATCTCAGAACCCAACCCAGATTTGATATCTTTTACTAATTGAACTTTGCTGACAGCTGTGGTAATAGTTTCTTTTATCATCGCTTCTTTTTCAAGCTTTATTTCTAAACCAATCTCCACACCTGATAATTGTTTTACATCTCTTTCCATATATTTTTTATTTTTTCACTCATCCCTTCAAATAAAGGTGTGGGTATTTCATTTTTAGCAAACCACCCCCATTTAAGGTTTTCATTATTCAATGTAGGTTTAAATTCTTCAGAAGTCAAGCCTACATAATAATGAAAAACCATGTTCTTTTTATCTATATTTTCAACACCAATTTTTTTTAAATTGATGATATCTGAAGATATTGATAACTCTTCTTTTATTTCACGTTTTAGCGTTTCAAGTGGATTTTCATCTTTTTCCATTCCACCAGCCACACAAGACCACGTAGGTGTTTTGTCATTTCTAAGCAACAACAAAATCTTTTGAGTTTTGATACACATAATTAAAGCACCAGCAGATTCAAGTTTTTCTTTTTCTTCTTTTATATTATCTGGTGTGTTATCAGTACCACACTTATGACAAAAATACATATCTGGGCCACTTTCAGACCTTTTCCATTTCCAACCACATTTTTTACATGTTATGGTTTTATCAATGGCTTCTTTTAAAAGTTGTTTAATAAATGATTTCATCTTTATAAATATTTACTATTAATGCAAATATACTTATATTTGTTGATTATGACAACATTATTATTTATTTTAATTTGCTATGGAGCGTGTAACAATATGATTTACGGCTCTATTTTTGAAGGTTGGAGAAACTTTCTATCTAAATTTGGAAAGGGCGGTTATAGCCTTTACAAACTATTTAACTGTTTCATGTGTTTAGGTACATGGATGGGTTTTGCAATCACAGTAATCATGCGTTTTTTTGATTACACTAAATTTACCCCTATGGGTTCATTAGGTGTTGAAAACATATATCTGATTATTTTTTTTAATGGTTTGATTGCCAGTGCTGGGGTTTGGTTAATCCACACATTACAAGAAGCTTTAGAACGAGCTTTTACCAGTAACCAAGAATAAAAAAAGCCCCTATTAGGGGCTTTTTTATTAGAGGTCTTTTTTGTCAATGCATTTGTCACAGGCATCTTGTGTTCCGCAATCACAATCGGAATCATAATCACTATCAGCAATAGCCATTTCAATTTTTCTTTTGGGTGGAAGTTCTACCTTTTTGACCATATTGTTTACTGGTTTGGTTTTTTTATTGGCGAGAATTTGTCTGTTTTTTTCAGCTCTAGTTTCTTCTTCCAACATTTCTTTTTCTTCTTCAGTTAATTCAATTTGATTTCCATTTTCATCAAGATATCCAGCACCTTTGATTGGTTGTTCTATAGTATCTTCTTCCGAAGTGGTTTCAACATCTATAGGTGTGTTTACTGGTGTTAACCCCAATTCATCATCAATATCAAAATCATTTAGATTAGGTATCAAATCTTCATCACCAAAAACAAATTTAAGTCTTGAAAGACTTGTCAATGAATTTCTTTTAAAAATTTCTTTAAGTTCATTAACTTTTTCACGTAAGAGTTCATGTTTTTTTTCTCTTTCTTGGTTAAGTTTGATAACTCGCTCAACATATCCTAATAATTCATCAAGACCAACACCCTTGGCATCACTTAAAATCATATGATAGTTCATACTTTCATCACCTTTAATCCTTTTGATGTTGGGTTCGTCTGGTACTGACCAACCTTCTTTAAAAACAACATCTACAAGAGGTGTTCCTTCCATATAACGGATACCAATAACGTATGGTTGAAGAGAATCTAGTGTTTTTTGTATTTTTGACATATGTTTTTAAATTTTTATACCCGTAAAGATTACCGATAAAATATATGCTATTGACACACCTAAATAAAATAGAGATGTACTTGAAAGCCTGTACTTAATCGGTTGTTCTTCGGTTGATGTTAGAAATGCTTGGGCGAAATAGTATGTGTGTCTTACAGTCGTTAAACACGACAAAAAGAACACGAGAATAAGTACTTTGTTTACCATTTCAATTAACATAATTAGTCTTTTTTAGTTTCTTTGTTTTTTTCTGAAACGTCTAATCTTAAACTTTGTGCGATTGCCTTGACATCTTGAAGACCTTTTCTAAGTCTTACACCAGCAGCTTTGTTATCTTTTTCATAGAATTTAGTCGCATCTTCTTCAAGACTGGCAACCAAGTTTTTTAATTCATTAAAATTTTCCATTTTTAAGTGTTTTAATTATCATTATTGTTATTTATTGTTAGCATACCACTAAATTTAGCAATGCTAATTTCAGTCAAAGAAATTTGATTTAAAAGAGATTTTATTTTATCCACTTTAACCTCAATCTCATTGTCTGAATTAATTACCCTTTCTAAC